TTCGTAACAGATTCATAAGCAATAAAAGAACTGCTATCAGCATCAGCAAGAGATACAACACCATAACTAAAACCAGTATGTTCAACACCACTTACAGTCTCAGAATCACTTGCAGTCCAGTGAACATTTTTTATAACATCTGATAAACTTCCAACAGTTTTTGTTGAATCAAGTTGTACAACATCCCAAGTAACAGCCATGACAATAAGTGTTTAGTTTTATTTTACTTTGATTCTACAGGTTGAACAACATCAGTAAGTTTTTCTAATTGTTTTAAAGCTCCCTGATCTTCAATTATTGGTTGCATCAATTTTTGTGCTTCAGCTTGTTTTTCTTGTATTTCTCTTTGAAGCATTTGTGCTTTTGCTATATTTAAATCAAGACGGGTTCTTGTTTCGTCATAAAGCTCTTGTGGTGTTGCCATAAAATTTATTTAAGTAATCTTATTATATTAACAAGCCATTAAAACACAAGGGTAGGCTTTACTACCGTCAGCATAAGTAGCTGTGTGATTTGTTGAAATAATTTTTGCAATAGTAGAACTTCTTATAATATCATCTGCCTGTGGTTTCGCTGTGCCATCCCCTGCTGAAATTAGTAGATCACCTCTGGCAACAGTTGTTGATGCTGCGACTCTTATAACCATATCCCCTGTCATTGCAACATAAAAATCATTAACGATCTCATCATCATCATCATCCCAAGCCCAGAATACCCCTGCTACATCTTTGTCACCTTCAATATCAGATATTTTAGTAATATTTAATTGCTGATTATCTTCGGTATATGCTGCTCTTCTTATATCCCCTACTTTTTTTCCATCAGGAATATCATCATTTTTTTCATCTTCTTCTGTATAAAGAACATCGGGATGTGACCATGAACATAACTCATCTAAATTACTCAATACTGTTCCTTGATATATTGTTGGTCTTGCAGATTTATCTGTAGATGAAATACCTGCAAGCTGTGACCATCTACTTAAATGTCCTCCATTATATGAAACTGTTGAACCATTTACAGCAATATTACCTTCTTCACTACCAGCTTGTCTAAATTGAATTATTTGACCATCAGAAAATTGTCTACCGATATACATGGTAGTGGTGTTATCTGCTGTAAAAACGTTATAACTACCACCAGTTTCACCACCACCAGCTAACGTAACTCCAATACCTTCAGTAAAACTCCTGTCATCACTTCCTACAGATACTTCACCCCCTACCCTTCCTATGTAAACTGAAGCGGTATTTGCACTAAATCGCTGACGTTCTGTTAACGTGCCAGCTTTCATAGCACTGAATTTTAAAAAACCATCATTTATATCAATACTACGACAACGTATATCAGCTAAAACATTAGTGCTATTTTTCATTTGAAAACCACCTATATCAACAGCAGAATCACCAGCACCAGACCTTTGAATTAAGACAAAAGGATCATTTGAAGCACCATCAATGTGGAGTTTCTGTGCTGGCGATGTAACCCCTATACCTACCGAGCCTCCGTTATTAAAGAAATGGTGTGTATCTGTACTTCCTGTTATTCTTGTTTTTTGATTACCTCCATCATCATAAATACTTAATTCACCACCAAGAGAATTAGTAAACCCAAAATTCATTCTTAAAGTGCCTTCGGGTGCAAAAATATTAAAATGCTCATCATGTATTTTTACAACACTGACTGTAGCAGCACCTAAAACAAGCTCATCACTAGCGTGTTGATATTGAACAAAACCAGCATATTCAGCAGTACCAGATGTTCCATCTGAAAAAAGAATACTGCCATTTGCACTTGATCCTGTTCTTAAAGTAATACCTGTATTGCCACTAGAATTTATTGTTAATTCATCTCCGCTTTCGTTTCCTTCAGTAGTAGTCCCAATCATAAATCTCCCAGACGTATCAAACCTAGCTATTTCACTACTACCAGAATCGGCAAAATATATTGCACCTCCCAACATTCCTACATACGCTGATGTTGTTCCATCTGCAAATTGAATACCCGCATCCCTACCAGAAGCACCTGATCTTAAAGTAATAAAATTGGCTCCTACAGATGTGCTTGTACCAGTTAAAGCAACGTGAAAATCGGCTAGTGGAGATGAAGTGCCTATCGCCACTCGATCATTACCAGCATCAACATAAAATAAATTTGGTTCAGTATCCCCTTCAATTCTAAAATCTACATCTGCACCATCTTCATTAAATATTGTTGTAGATCCTAACTCCATTCTCTCAGTACCCTCAGTAGCAACATTAAATTTATCAGCAGCACTAAAAAACACTCCTGTGTTTAAATCATTTCTTGCTGCTAGTGCAGGGGCTGAAACAGTGCCATCTTCAAGAGTTATTGTGCCATCTAATTGAAATAACTCAATCCAACCATCATCAGCAGCGTTTCTTATTTTTAAAACTGCTGGACTTGAGTTTGTATCAGCCCAAAAACTAAAAGCTTTTGATCCAGCATCACTTGAAATAACAGTTGAGGGATCAGTTGTACCGCTATTATTTGTCAATATCGCTTTAAACAGATTATTTAAGTCTGCTCTCACGGCACTCCCAGTTCCATTGTCTATGACGAAATCATGTTGTGGACTCATTGCCTAAACCAATTTTTATTTAAGTATATCCTACTTTAAAATTAACTACCACGCCCAAATCCAGTTGCCGCATATTTGAAATTTCTATTAACATGACTTGATCCATTTTTTACATCTATATCAAAACCTGTCGAACTGATATTTGAAAGGGCAAAGAAATCACCTGACTCTGCATTTTCTATGGTTATACCTATTGATGGTAAAACTGAATTTGCTGCAATGCTTGTTCCCGACTGGCCTGTAAAGAAACTATTTGTAAATGTAACTGACTTTGTGGAAGTACCTGATGCTATAAAACCACCAGCAGATGCTCCTGCATTTCCAAGACTTGTTTCTGTTCTACTTTCAAGTTCTGCTGTATAACCTAGCTGGTCAATCTCAATACTTTGGGCTGGATCGTCTGAATCCATTTCGCATCTAAATTTAAACCCTCTAGCAACATAAGTTCCATTCACAAAGGGATTAAATTGACTAAATTCTGCACTAAAATTACAATTCCCACTTGTTGAAAGAGAACTTGCGGAAGTCAGAGTGAAAGTATTTGTTGTAGGAACTGATTGTATTTGATAATCTCCATCAACACCTGTACCAGAAGTAAAATCTAAAGTAACAAAACTACCAACAGAATAACCATGATTTGTTTTTGTAATTGTAATGATAGTTCCAGCACCACCCGATCCATTATTTATTGCATATGTTCCAGCCGTTGAAGTATCAGGGTCTGAGTCAGTTGTAGCTACTAATAAAGAGGCATTGACATCAAAAGCTTTCACACCATCAAAATCTGTCCAAGTGTCAATATTTGCAGTTCTTTTATCAAATAAATCATTGGGGTAAAAACCATTAGAAACTATATGCCTTCTAAATTGAACAGGTTGTTTGCCGCCTAGATCTAAAGTATTTGCAAAATCATACTGACCACCAGTAATATCTACTGCACCTAAAAAATCAAAGTCAGCAATAGCATCAAAATCTGTTACACCATCTAACAAATCTAGTGATCCTAAAACAAGGCCATTTACATCGTCACTAAAAAAACAATCAACTTTAGTTCCAGCAAAAGGTGTAGGTGAGTCAGTATCTTCTCTATCTGTTAAAACTACTAATTTAGGTAAAACATTTGGAACTGTTGAAATCATCACAATAGACGCATCACCAGAACTTATACGCCCACCATCATCTCTAAACTTTAAAACATATGTTCCATTTTGAATATTTGGAACAATAGTTTCACTGACGTTTCCACTTAAAGCTGGTAAAACATTTACTGCATTAGAAAAAGTTACGCCAGTGGTTGCATTTGACGATCTGACTATTACGTTGCCTCCATGCAACACGTCAACGTCTGTAGATTGGTCAAAACGTAGCCGCACAAACTGATCTGATATAGGTTCAATTTTTAAATTTTGTACATCTGCTGGAACAGCAGTTTTACCAATCGCCTCAACACCAACAGTTGTTGTTGATGAGCTTAATTTTCCTAAAGTGTTATATGATTTAATTTTAAAAGTATATGATCCAAGTCTTGATTCAAAAAGTTCAAAACTAGGTCTTGAAATTCTTTGTCTTTCTGGGTTATCGTTTTCAAATTGAGATTCAACCAAATATTCTTTAACACCTTGCACTGGTTCCCAAGCAACAAAGATTTTAGAAACTGCTCTATTGTTTAAAACAACAATTTGTTCAACTGCTGAAGCGTTACTTGGTGAGGGCTTTTCATCAAGCAATGTAGTTATAGTTCTTGGATTTGCTGCAACTGTCGTGTCTTCTACTTGAGAATATTTGTTTGTGTCATGGATAATTGCTGAAATATTATATTCACAGTGATTTTCTTCTTCTATCCCTAAAACTCTATATGTTTGAAATTCTACTGTGGTGTTTTCAATAGCCCAGATTGAATTTGCCTGTGGTGATGTTGAAAAAGCAGATGATACAGTGATTGTTGATCCAGAGATTGATGATATGCTACGACTTTCAACACTGCCATCAGGCATTACTACAGATAGTGTTGCAGAATTTTCTGCTGTCAAATCAGTGTTGTTTGCATCATCTACAACAATAGTTGTAGTATTAGTCACAGATTTTATACGGCCACCTCTGCGAACACCAGCCCTTAAACTATCTGCAATTCCTATAATCATTGATGGTCTTACAACAACACCAGCCTCAAGAGTTGCTCTAAATGAACAAAGTTCCGATTCCTTTAAATTTGTGTACAAAAACCATCTGGCAAGTCGATTAGCTTGACCTCTTGATGTACAGGCAAATGATTTTAATGTCTTTCTTATTTTTCCGAATTTTGTTGTATATCCTGATAAAGCAGTTATTTCATCTGCACTTACATATTCAAAATTTAAAGTTTGCGTATCATTATCAAAATATGAAACCTCAACTTCAGTGAATTTTGTTTTTTGCCCAACACTTGTATATGTAAAACCTTGTTCACTTACATTTGCATTTGTAAAAATATATTGAGCATCAGAAGTGTTTGTTGTGGTGTTAGTAGGTCTGTCCTGAGATAGAGTCAAAGACCCAACGCTATAAAATGGAGTGGCTCTCATTACTGAGCAAAGATCATTTATTAATGTGAACGCATCGTTTTTCTGATTTAAAATCACATTGCAGCTAAATCTTGGCTCTGTTGTTTCTGTAATCGGGTCTGTTATAAGTTCACTATTGTAGGCACTTGCAGAATAAAAACTAAAAACATCTAAAGTATCCGCATCAATCACACCATCTGAACCACCAAAACCCTTATCTGTTGTTAACAGGTCATATAAAATCCAAGCTGGATCAGAACACCATTCTTTATCTGTTTTAAATGTGCCATTAAATGTATAATCGGATGGATATATTACTCTTCCATTGTCTAAATCAATAGTTGTGTCATGGGGTACTTTTATTTTTGTTCCCTTGACCCTGTACATTCGTCTGGGATAGCTTTGAAATTCTTGTGCATTAAACCTTAAAGCAACATAAGCAAAGCCAGCGTAAGCTTGTGATTCTGTAATTATTGTTGTAATAGAAAGCACATTAGTGGCATTTTGTAATCTTGAACTTGTACTGTCATCAGTATTTCTTATAACAGTCACAGTTAATGGGAATGATAAATTATCTTGCTGTAAATCAATTTCATAGTCTTTAACATAGGGACTTGTTGCTTTACCACTAATAGAATTTTCAACAACAGGATTATGCACTGTTCCATCATTTTCTGTTATTCGTATTGATATTTTTACCTCTGTTCCAACAATATCTCCATCTGTTTTAAACTCTTGCAGTGCTGGAATTTGAATTGTTACTCTTAAAAGTTTTATAAGTTCATTACCATCTGAGTCTTGAACACCTGTAATAGACCTTGCTACAGATGTGCTTTTTGTAACTGGTACTCCAACAGGTATTGTATTTTCAACACGATCAGGTCCAAAAGAATCAACTGAACTTAATGGGGTTTGTGTATCAGTGCCACTTCTAAAAAAAACTTCTACATTTTGAAA